CCTTCTAAAAAACCCATAATAAAAAAGTATTAAAAGTATAGAGGGCAAACGCCCTCATATACTAATCTTGTTTAACATCATGTGTGCCGTTATCGGTTTCTTCCTCATAAGTATCGTAAGAAATACTAATAGGTTTAAGACCGTCAGAAACACGCATATCGAAAACACTCTGGACAATAAAGTTATCATCCATCAAAGGTTCGCCACCATCTGAAACACCATGCGCAGAAGAACCACTGTTGTAGAAAATGCGGTTAAAGTTACCTATAGATGGATAACGGCAAGCATAACGGAGCACTTGAGGGTCACGAATATCTGACTCAGTAGTGAAATCGACAAGATAATTACCGGCTTGATTCAATTGCACATGGCAATTCTGGTTAGTAATAATACGGTCAAGATAATAAGGACTCAAATCATCCATAGTGGCACGTCTGGACATATCACCATTGATAATATCCTTCTTAACCTTATAACCAGAGAAACGAGGCATAAAACCGAAACCTTTAGAAGTACGGGCATGCTTCTTAACAAGGTCGTCAGAACAAATGTTATTATCACCAAAGACAGCACCAAGAGGAGTAACTTCAAAACCAACTGCATCCCAATCAGTCGTAGGCAAAGTATATTTATCAATGCCATAAAGGGAAGTGTCACAACCTTGAAAATATCTGGAATCAGGAACAATTGCAGAAAGACAGATAAAGAAGCCATAATAAGGTGCTGTAAAAGAAACCTTTGACTTATCAAATGCAACACCTTTACCACCATAAGCGCCAAGTACTTCACCATCGCCCGAATCGGTAACGGCAGTATCGGCAACATTGAAAATATCGTCAACAGCAATAGGGAGGACAGACTGCGAAACATTGAAAACATCCTTATAAAGACTATTAGCAACATCTGCACCGAACTTAGTACGAACCCAATCGGACATTTTACGACCGATAACAGAATCTTTTGCAACATAACGGGTTAAACGTTGGCATACCTGGAAAGCAATTAACGACAAATCACCACCAACAAAAGGCAACTTTGAAGAAACATCGGTAACCTTACCCAAAGTAGTATCATTAGGATTTTGAGAAGTGGAATTATTAAAGAAAGTATCACCTACAGAGCCATCGGCATTAACAAAAGGAAAGTTCAAAGGCTGTGTGTTATTGGTAAGCGACAAGCGATTAGCAGAAAAGTAATCATCGTTATAAGTAAACCAACATTGAGACAACTCATAGAAGATGAAAGAATGGAAAACACCTACAAGTTTCTTACGAAAATCAGAATCCGAAGAAGATGGCAAAAAACCGTCAAAAACATTTTTAAAATTAGTAAAACCAGACTGCGAAATTAAGGTTATAATCTGATAAGCATAAGAAGTAGACCACTGCGAAGAACGATTCAATTCATAATTGTTATAATGAGCTTTATAAAACGCAAGAAGTGGCAACAGATTAACCTTATCATCGTTAGCAAAGTCAAGGTTGTAACCAAGACCGAGGAAGATAGAACGCAAACGTTTAGCACGTTGAGAAAAACGAACACAAGCAAGGAAAGAAACACCAAAAGCACCATTGTTGGTTTCATCAACTTGCATAACATAGTCAGCACCTTCTGGAGTAACAAAATCGTCGGTTTCTGCTTGTAAGAAATTAATATCAAGAGGATAAGAAAAATCGGTCAACATATTATTATGCAATCTAAACAAAAAAGCCTTTTTGCATTTAGAAAGGGTATCGTCAGTTTCAGCAGAAGAAGCCAAAGGACGAGAACCATAGTTATTAGTATCTTCTGGAGAGCCTGCTTGCTTAACCCAGATAGAAACATCTGAACCACAACCGAAAACCAAAGCGAGCAAAACACGATTTGAAATAAAAGGCAAGGTTGTAGGAACATAGGAAGAAAGAGAAACGTCATTACCTGTAGAATCTGGAGTGTAAGGAATACCAGACATAAGATTTTCGAAAGCAGGATAGACGTCTGAAATAGGCACAAAACAATATTTGTTAATAAGCTTCATACGTGCAAAAGTAGGCACGGGAAGTGGAGCAAGTCGAACAAGTTGACGTGCATTTACATTGATAGAAGCCTTAGCCATAAGAAGCTGGCAAAACAAGGGTTGAACAGCACCAAACGAAAAAGTAGTGTTGTTATCAAAAGACATGGGTTTACTATACTTTTTAGTAGAAACACCAAGGGAAACTTTACCAATATTAAACATAACAATTAATTTAAAGATTCAACAATATGCTCGACCTGTTCAGAGGTAGGCTCTGAATCAAGAACGGTAGAGTTAACAGAGTTAAGAGGAACACCAGCAGCGAGAAGCTTCTCAAGCGAATACTCAAAAGGAGATGGTACAACGTCAATATCGCGAGCATTGACACGAACAATACTAACAGACTGCAGACCATCAGAACGAACGGTAGTTTTTTCCATTAAGGAAGTAACATCAGAAACAGGAGGTTGAAAAACCTTGTTTTCACGAAATCTAAATGCCATAATATAAAAATTTAAAATTTAACATAATGTAGGGTCAAACCTACTAAAATACTTCTTTTTAAAAGTATCAACTTCTTCTTGTTTCTGATTATAAAACTTAGTACGTTCAAGAGATAGAGAAATTGAAATCTCTTTAAATACATCGTGAAACATAGCAAAATCCGAAAAAAGTTGATTATATAATGAATCGTCACAGCGGTAAACATTATCAAAACGCAAAAGATAATCAGTAGAATGTTTCTTTAAATACTCAGTATCTTTAGCTTTAAGCCAAAAAGGAAACACTTTATCAACATCATAAAGAGCGGAAACGTCACCAGAATAACGAGAGAGGAAAGACTTTAACATAGGAGTAGAAGCCATCTTCCAAAAGAGATGGTAAACAGAAAGAGCCAAACAATCATGGGGCAAAAACTGAGTAGTTAAGCCAATAGAACGAAGACGATTAACATCAATTGCGCAAAGATTAAAACGCATAGGGTCAGAAAATCCAATTTGTAAAACTTCTGATATTTTATTAGCAAACTTATAAGCACGAGATTTGAAAACACTATGCATATACTGACGACCGAAATCAGAAAGGTATCTATCATAAAGATATTTGCCAGAAGTGGGACTAATGCGATTAGACTTAACATTTTTGTATAACAATTTGTTAATAATGAAACGAGGACAAGAAACGACATCAAAGGTCAAGGGGTTAACAATACCTTGATTTAAAACACGTTCAACCGAAACAGAATCGAACAGGTTAACCGAATCCAAGATAGAAAGGCCAAGTAAATTACTTTGCCAATGCTTAGGTAAATAAGGACGCATTTTATCCTTATTATCCTTATCGGCTAAATATGAAGAAACCGAAGGTAAATCATAAAAAGATAAATCCTTAGTAACATACTTTGAAACATATTTAGCACCACCAACGAGTGAACGAATAAGAGGTGTAGAAGTACTACCAAAATTATCTACATACTTATTTTGATGTATATCAAACTTAGGAAACATAAAACCATAAGTCCAGACAGAACGAGCAAGCTCCGTAAACTTAACATAATCTACCCAGGGTTGAAGAAAGAACAAACCATGGTAATGAGGACGACAAGTAGTTTTCCCATACTCGGAGGTAAAGAAATACTTATAGCTATTAGCACCAAAAGCACGATAACAAGATACCTTCAAGCGGTTCAAAAAAATTTTAACGTCCTGATGATTGAAACAATGTATAGAGAAATTGCCATCTGTATACAAAGGCAAACACTTATCATTATAAGTGAAAGTAAGGAAAACGGCACAGCCACCACGTGAATATAAATTAGACAACTCAAAAGAGATACGAGTACGCCATTCCGAGATATAAGTATTACGGCATTCATCGCAACGTCCGCAAGGGACATCATAACCTTTGAAGCTATGAAGATAAGACTTATAAACGGAATTATTCTTTATATAAAGTGGAGCTGTACACATAAACCATTAATTTAAACAGAAAGCAAACCAAAATAGGCAGCTGCAGAAGTAAGTGCATAAAGTACCGCCTTAATAACAATTTTCAAAAGTTCTTTTTTCATAAGCAAATAATTTATTTATTAATAATATGTAACATATCCATCTGTAATTTGTTCTTCTGAAAAAGACGGATAAACTCTAAAACACGCAAAGCACTGTTTGAAACAGAACCTACCTTAATATTATCACCAAGCAAAATGCATCCTTGTGTATCATTAGAAGTATTACCTGGATGAATGCGGATACCTTCAAAATTAGGAACATCGAACAAAATAGGCAACATCTTCTTGAACTTAGGAGACCAAGAAATAGCCATTTTGTAAACACCTGCAGGAATGCAACCTTTTGAAGAACCAACAACACCTAATTGAGGTTCAAGGGTATGACAAAAAAAGATATTACCGATATACAAACGGCCAATAACATATTTGTCACGATATGCGAAACGCTCAAGAACAACCATAATACTAAAGTTTAGCTAAAAGAGAATCAGCAAAAACAATCTGTTTACGAATTTTACCCGTAGGCAAGCCGACACGTTTGTTATTAAGTTCATCGATTTGTAAATTCATAAGGCGTTGACATAACGCAAAACGAAGAACGGACAACTCCTTACGGGACAAGTTTAAAGTTTTCATAACTAAAATAATTTAACAAGTAAACAACGGCACTAAACGTTAAGTGCTTGGCTGCGAGTGCAAAAATAACACTATCAAAACATAATGGACATTATGATAAATAATAGATATAGGAACTCTCCTTTCAAATATGAAGTTTGTGCCACTTGTGCCTAAGTGCCATGTGACATTTCAGTACCAAAAATGGCAGTTGCGGATAATGATGTTCTCAGAAGGCATCTTGGCGTTCCATCCGTCATTGTCGCGTCCGCTCTTGATTGCCACGTTGTCGTCGCCGTTGTTAAACTCCACGCCTTCTATCAGTACATTGCGCGAGTACTCTGGGTCTATTCCGTCGTTGTTCACAAGTTTAGCATCATAACGCAGATTGCGGCAGATGATGTTCTCGCTCTTCAGCAGATGCACACACCAGAAAGGAGAGTTGGTAATCTTTACTCCCTCAATGGTTACGCCCTGACAGTTGTACAGTTGCAAGAGCTGTGGGCGCAGCCAGTGGCCCTTACCGAACTGGCGGTCCTTCAGTGCCACCTCCTCATGATTCATCTTGCGGCTCAAGTCTTTGTCAAGTTTCTGCTTAGGGCGCCACTGGGCAAAAGTCGTCATGGCGTTTCCGTCGATGGTTCCCTCGCCGATAATGGCTACATCGTGGCATCCATAACCATAGATGAAGGGCGAATAGTTATAGAGGAAAGTTCCCTCCCAGCTGGTGCTAACCACGGGATAATACTTTTCCTCGGGGGCAAACTTCAGTGTGGCGCCCTTCTGCAGTTCGATACAGACATTGCTGGCCAGCACGATAGGTCCCTTAATATAATAGGTACCCGCGGGAACCACAATTTTTGCTCCCTTCATGGCAGAAGCCTTCCTGATGGCCTTGGCAAAGGCAGCCCGGCAGTCAGTCTTTCCATCGTTCTTAGCTCCCAACCGACTGATAAGCAGAGTCTTTTCTGCTATTTTTGCACCGGAAATGTTAGTAAGGATACTGTCGCGAAGTCGTACCCTCTCCTGCTCTACGGCAGAAGACTGATGACACGTATTTTCGTCCTTGGAATGAGAATGCGAACCGCAGTTCACCTGCCGTGCGTTCGCTGTGAGGCAACAGAATGCAAGACATACTGTTGCCAAGAGATTTGTTTTAGTTTTCATTGGTTAAGTGCTTTGATTATATGCTATTATCTAAATATATGAGTAGTTTGGGGAGTTATCTGTTGCGATGTTTCATGTACCAGGGGTGTACGAAGAAATTGTAGAGCCCTAAGCTGATGACCAGCAGTCCCAAGCACGCATAAGGCGCACGGCTGCTGTCGGAAGAGAGGAACCCAAACTTCAGGAGGAAGCCCAGACTGATGCCCGTCTCCCATGCCAGGAAGAAAGAACTCTGGCTGGTGCCTCGCTGACAGTGTTTGGACAACTTGAGGTAGAAAAGCAGAAAACGGCTTCCGATGATGCCAGAGGCAAAGCCTATCATGGCTGGCTGCATGTAATCGAGTGCACGTGCCTGATGGGTGAACTCCATCAGCACAGCAGCTGCCAGCACGATGATACCCGTAAGCACCTCACTCTTCAGTTCGGCATTGGCAAAGGCAAAACGCTCAGCCACTATTGCCATGGCCAATCCTGCCAACAACATAGCATAGTAGGTAACACTGTGAACCTGAGCCAACAGCACGCCAACCACCATCATGATGAGTATCAGATTGACAAAGAGAGGCAAGCCCTGCGGCAGGAAGAAGCGGTCAAGACTGAACAGTGGCATCTTCTCGGATGGGGCCTTGAAGGGGAAACGCACCATCGCTATCAGCACCAAGGATGCAAGTGCCAGCACACCCGAAAATACGGGGATGTAACAATAGCCCCAGAAGCCGTAGACTATGAGTGCAGCTAAAGGTCCCATGGCCAAAGCCAGTCGGCCAAACCATGCTATGATGTGATTGGCTGCCGTGCGCTGAAACGACTCGCAGATGTCTATCGCCAGCGTACTGCCCAGTACCATCGCTGCCAGTCCCAAGAAGGCTCCTATGGCAAAACGAACCAAGAGCAACAGTCGGAACTCCATCTCCACTCCCAGCACAAACTCTAAATAATAA